ATACAAATATATATGGGCCAACCAGACAAATTGCAACTGGATTTTCTTATGCAGAGGTAAGTGCAACTTTTAGATGTTCTAGAGATATGAGAGAAAAAAGATATCTTGAAGCGTGGAATAAACTTGCATATAATCCAGCAACTTGGGCCATGTCTTATTATGAAGATTATGTAGGTTCAGTTCAAATATTTCAGTTAGATGATAATGATGAGAGAACTTATGGAATTGAACTCATTGAAGCGTACCCTAAAACTATAGCTGCACAAACATTAGATTATGGTACTATAGGTGAAATTCAAAAGTTAAACGTAACCTTTTCTTACAGATGGTGGAAGAGTCTTGCAGACGAAGCAAACTTACCACAAGCATTAGAGGACAGAATTAATCAAATACTTGCAAGTGCAATTGAAAGACAACTTACAGCGAATATACCAAAAGTATTATCCAAACTTGGATTATAAATTTATTATTTTAAAGGATGAAAAAATATGCCGTTACCAAAACTAGATACACCAACGTATTCTTTGGTGTTACCCTCAACAGGACAAACAATAAAATATAGACCATTTCTTGTCAAAGAACAAAAGATTATGATGATGGCTCAAGAGAGTGAAGAAGATAATCAGATGTATCAAGTGATGTCTGATGTTGTAAAATCTTGTACTTTTGATGAGATTAATACAGAAACTTCACCAATCTTTGATATAGAATATATTTTTCTGAAACTAAGATCAAAATCAGTAGGTGAAACAACTACAGTAAGACTTTTGTGTCCAGATGATAAAAAAACTTATGCACAAGTAGAAGTTAACTTGGAAGATTTAGAAGTTCAAATGACAGAAAATCATACTAATGTTATAAAGTTAACTGATACGATTAAATTGATTATGAAATACCCACTACTCAAAGATATGAAGACCATAACTAATGCGAATAGTGGAGAACAAGTATTCTCTATAGTAAAACATTGTATTCATGAAGTTCATGATGGTGATAAGGTTTATAATAGAATTGATATAACTGACAAAGACATAGAAGAATTTATGGACAGTATGAATACTGAACAACTTCAAATGGTTCTTGATTTTTTCCAAACAATGCCAAAGATAAGACACCCTGTAATTGTTACTAATCCAAAAACAAAAGTGCAGAGTGAAGTGGTGATTGAGGGAATGAACAGTTTTTTAGCATAGGCCTTTCTCATGATAGTTTACTCAATTATTATAAAACTAATTTTGCAATGATGCAACATCATAAATATAGTTTAACAGAACTTGAAAATATGATGCCATGGGAAAGGGAAATTTATATGGGTCTTCTTCAAAAATATATCAAAGAGGAAAATGAAAGAATAGAGAAACAAAACGCAGAAGCAAAGTCAAGAAGATAGAGAGGTAAAATGGGGGATATAACTAAAACTGTAGACCCAAAAGTTGCAGCCAAAGATACAAATGGTGATGGACATATTTCTTTAGAAGAATATGAAATGGATATGGAATTTAAACGTAAAGAATTAGAAGATGCAGATGCAATGAGAGATGCACAACGTAAGATGGCGTGGTTCTCATTAGCAGGAATGTTACTATATCCATTTGCAGTTGTACTTGCAATGTGGTTAGGTTTAGAACAAGCAGGAAAAATACTTGGTGATATGGCGAGTGTATATTTTGTATCTGTTGCAGCCATAGTCGCTGCCTTCTTTGGTTCACAAGCGATTGTTAAGGGAAAGAAGTAAAGTATAATGTCTGAAGAAATAAAAGCAACGCAAGAAAATACTAAAGAAACCAAGAAAGGTTTTGCAGAACTTAAACAAGCATTGATTGAACAAAATAAAAAAGATGCACAGAGAGCAGTTGCAGATTTCAGAAAACAACAAATCGCAGACAAAAAATCAGTTGAAAAAATAAATAGACAATTAAAAACTGAATTAGAACAAGCGCAAGAACTTAAAAGAATTAGTAATAATTTACAGAAAGCAAACTTTGCAACTCCAGAGGAAAAAGAGGCGGCTGCAAAAAGAGCGCAAATTGCAAAAGAAGCAGTAACTCAAACTTTAGAAGAAAGAAAAATATTAAGAGTAACAAGAGATACTAGAAAAATTCAACAAGATACTAGAAGTGATGCAAGAAAATCACTAGATTTAGAAAAAAATTCTCTGAGTGCTTTACAAAAACAAATTGAAGATGCTGGTGGTGTTGCAGAAGATAGTTTAGAATTTAGAAGAGCACAAAATAGAATAAGAAGACAAGAACTTGCAATCAGAAAATCAGAAGCAACATCACCGGCTGCAAGAAAAGAAATTAGAAAAGAACAAAGAAAAGAATTATTTAATGCGTTCAAACTTGCGATTGCACCAGTATCAGAAAGATTAGGTGGTCTTGTTAATATATTCAAAGGTATTGGTAGTATAGGAACTGGAGTACCTGGCTTAAGTTTAGGTAGACTTGCATTTTTGGCGGCAATACCTTTTATCATAAAGTTTTTAGATAGTGATACATTTAAAAATATAAAAGAGGTAATCATACCAAACGCAGTAAAAGCACTAAATTTTCTTAAAAATAGAATTTTAATACCTCTTGGTGGTCTGATAAAAACTGGATTTACCAATGCATTTCAATTCATAAAAGATAATCAAGAAACAATAAATGCTGGTTTAGAAATTGTAGGTAATATTGCAAGTTTTCTCGCAACAAATCTTGTGAAAGGGTTCAGATTTATGTTTGATAAACTTGCAGATTTATTTTTTGGTAGGAAAATGGAGGATGATGTTGGTGGTACTTTTAGAACTGGTAAAGGTCTTTTTGGAATTGTGGGTGGTCTTATTAAAGAAGTGCGAGAAAAAGGTTTTTTAGGTTTTATTAAAGAAAAATTTAGAAATATGGTAAATGCAATAAAAGAATTTTTTGACGATTTATTTTCACTAGAAACTCTTGCAAATGTATATGATAATATTAAAAAAAGTCTAACATTTTTACCAGATAATCCATTTAGATCACTTATTAAATCAAGAGAAAGACCTAGAAAAGATGATTTGATGGGTAGAGAGGAAGTAAAGGGTTTACCAACAGAAAAAGTTGTTGGTGAAATAATTGAAGGAGTGGCTGCATCTAATCTGGGAATTTCAGCAGGAACGAGTGAAGTAACAGGACTACCTAAAACTGGTGAAGAGATATTTAATGATTTTGTTAAAAATCTTAATAGTGCAGACAAATTACTTGAACAATCTAGAGCAATTTCTAATTTAGCAACGCCAGGAGAAATTACATCATTCCTTCGTCTTGAAAAAATGCAGATGGATTTACAGAAATTTAGTAACCCCATGAACTTAGATATGGGAGCAAAAGTAGAGAGTGATTTTTCTAAAGTGATTACAATAACTCCAATGGATAAGTTTATCGGAGAGGGAGGTGGTGCATTTATGGTAACACAAAATAATGTTAATGCACCGACTCAAAAG